ATCAGAAACAATAGAAGCTGGCCTTGTTGCAGAAGATCCAAAATGTGTTTCTTATATTGCAAAGGTAAGAATTACTGTCGGTGATGTTATTAGAGAAGGTTATGGCTCTGGTCATGGTCGTATGGGCAGTATTGGTGAAAAACATGAATCAGCGATCAAAGAAGCTGAATCTGATGCTAGAAAACGTGCTTTGATGCAATTTGGAGATCAATTTGGCCTGTCTTTATACGATAAGGACAAGGCATGGTTAAAGCCTGATGATAGTAAACCAACTATCTCAAGTAATAAACCAATAGATAGATCCGAAAGTGATAAGTTCATCAAAGAATGTGAAGCCTTTATTAATAAACCAGACAATAAAGACAAGCTCGGTTTGTTAAAGAAAAACATTTCAAAACGATATGAAACTAATGCTATTAGTGAAGATCAAAGAGATGGATTACTGACACTTATTCTAGAGAAGGAGGATTCATGAATGAACTTATAACCTCAGATCAACTGGCTGAAGAGCTTGGTGTAAAACCTCAAACTGTGCGACTTTGGAGAACCAAAACTCGTAAGGGTCATCCCAGTGGCCCAAAATGGACTGTCATCCTTAATAACACTATTCGGTACAACCGATTAGATATTAATGATTGGCAGATGAAAACTAACAACCCTAACTAATTAAATTATCATGTTAAGCATTACAGCCGTTGGCAACCTAGCCTCAGACCCAGTACAGAAAGAAACAACAACTGGAACAAAAGTTACAAACTTCAGACTATTAACAGACATTCAAGATGTTACTGTTCAAATTGATTGCACTGTATGGGGCAACCGAGGAGATGTTGTCATGGACTATATCAAGAAAGGCAGTCAGATTACCGTTACAGGATCTGGCAACCTTAATACTTTTGAGAAAAGAGATGGCAGTGCTGGAGCATCCATTCAGGTGAGGGTGAATGATTTTACATTACCTGTAAGAAGTAGAAACTCAGAAGCAATCCCAGCCTGATTTATAGGGGCATTGATAGTCCAGCATCCTCCTTAGTCATGTAAGACCCCTTTTTTATACACAATGATAAAAAGAAACAAACACGGCCAACCTCTAAACCCCTATAGTGGGCAAGTTTATTTTGATGAAGAGGATGATACATCTTATGAATGGTTTCCTTATTCAGATAAACCTAATCATGGAGTGTGGATGGAAATAGATTGGAATCATAAAAGATTGCCATGACAACAGAACAAAAAATCGCAGCAGCAAAAAAAAGAGTTGCTGAACTTGAACTTCTTATAAAATTATGGAGCAAACCAACAAAGACCTGATCAAAAATTATTATGACCAGCTTGCAGAATTACAGAAAAAATTCTGGTTTGAACGGTTAGATCTTAAGGAATATTGTGTAAGATATGATGCTATAAATAAAAGGATAGCAGAACTGGAAAATGAGTGATTCAAAAAAACTGAGAGCGTTGAAAGAAATTAGACGTAAAAACTTAGAAAAAAATTTATTAGATGTCCAATTAAAAGGACAGGATCATTATGTGTTTATTAATGAAAGAAACAAAGCTCAAGTAGTTTATGAAGAGGGCCGCTGGGTCGCAGAACATATAAAAACAGCAATTCTTAAATTTAACTTTGAAATTGATAAATTACAGAAATTATTGGTGAAAGACTTTACAGATGAAGAACTTAAGGAATACGAAAGAAGCGTTTAATAAATCCTTTTTTATCTTTTCTTACCTGGTGAGCAGCAAAAAAAGCCTCAAGTTCTACAAGACGGCCTAGTAAGGATGCAAGAAATACATCCTGTTTCATTTGATGCCTTACAAGATGAGTGCAATACCGTTTGATGCTGTAGACATCATCAGAGGCTAGTATGTCACGACATCTTTGTTCCACCGATAGCTCAAGCTCCAGTGGAGCATCTTCTATCTCGATGTTTAAAAATTTTCTCTTTTTCATTTTACTGGGAAGAGTTGTTTCTCTAAAATATCAACTGCACGATCATCCAGATTATTTGAGGTCTGCTTACAAATTGCTCTCAGCAAATCTACAACTAATCTTTTACAAGTTGTCGTTGTGAGAAAGCGTAATAGTATGGGTTTTAGAATTTTGACCATGATTTGTCTGTTTTTCCAAACATAGCACACGTTATTGTATCTTGCCTTCTAACCTACTGACGGCTTGTGATAGCTTGTTTAATCTGTTGTATATATCAATAATAGTTTTTTCTCTGCGGTTGCTCATATTAGATAAAACCATAACAAAAGCTGTTGCGGCTGCTCCTATTAACGCTGCATAAACTTCTGGCATTGTTTTAAGCTATATTTATGTATAGTATGACTAATAAACCCCAGTTATGGCAGACAAAACCAAAGATCTACCAGCAAAACCACAAGAACTAGATGATGATAAACCTGATTATCAGGAAAAAATCACCTTTTTAGTTTCTACTGTAGCTCAAGCTTTTATTTTGACTTGGTGTTTAGTAGTCTTATCTCTTGGATATATAAAACTACCTAATAAACTATTTGGAATGGAGATTCCAGACCAGCCAAGAGTTGATAGCACTTTTGCTGCTGGTTTACTTGGAAATATTTTAGGTGGGCTAGGTATTAGTGTTAATGCAGCACAAGGAGCAAAAAAGAAAAAGAAAGAAGAAGTAGAAAATGGTGTAGTTAGTAACTCCTCTGGAGGTACTCAAACTATCATAATAAAACAGCCAATAGAATTAGTTACCACTAAACCTGATGTTATTAGAGTCGATCCCATCACTGGGAAAGGCATAAAAAACAACGGAAAACTAGACACATGAAAAAATTACTTCCATTTTTATTCCTAATGTCAGCACCTGCTTACGCTGATATAAAACAGGAATTTGTCACCTCTGCACAAATATCCATTGACTCGCCTTATGTCATTACAAATGCTGCTCCTAACAGTTACAGCATAAGCGGGAACAATATTACAACTTCTACAGGATCAGGAGATTCTCAAGTTACAAATGGAATCGGTGGTCTTAACTTGGCAAGCATTACTAACGGACTAGCTGGAGTTACAGCTACTAATAAAACAGTAACAACTGCTGGATCGGCTTTCAGTTTTAGCGAGAGTTATCAAGCTGGAGATGCTACACAATCTGCTATAACACCTAGTTCTGGAATAGCAACTCTTCCTGTACTTGGTGGACAGACAACAGTAATTTCTGGAGGAACTGCAGGAAGTTTAGCTTTAACATCTCTTTCATCAGGAATACATACTTGTACTGCTGGAGGTAGCGGAACCAGTTGTATTGGCTCTACTACTGTCCGTATTACGATTGACTAGACTTTGGTTATTACTTTTACTACTACTACCTGTCAAAACCCTTGCAGTGCCAGTAGTTCCCCAGTTCAGATCTGGCTCAAGTCAAACTTCAAGCACATCAGAAAGTGTAGTAAATGAGGTTATTACCAGCCATCAATATCGGACAGGATATTCCTACTCTGCATCAGGACACAATATTGAAAGTGCCGATACAAATAGCTATATCAACCCTACAGCTACCTCTCTTACAGAACAGACAGTTGGAGGGGTAAATTTTAGTTGGACAGCACCAAGCCTACAAGACGTTCCAAGATGGAAAGTAGTAACTCCAGGATCAGCCTTTTCTCTTCAAGAAACTCTAATAACTCCAGGATTAGACACAGTAACCACAATAACAAGAACAATAAATACAAGCACCACAGTAGAAACTACAACTACCTTTGGGCAATAGCTTTATTTCTTTGCCCTGCAAGGGTTTTGGCTAATACGACTGTAGCATCCCCATCAAGTAACGCACAGGGGGTCGTTAACAACAATGCCACCATGATTACACCTTCTTCTATGCCATCTTTCAGAATGAGTCAGGGTATCGTCTGTGCTTCTCCTAGCCTTACAATCACTCCGTATGTAACCGATTCCCATACGTTTTCTTTACCTAGAGAAACTGTTACCAGACAAAATATATATGACGAGAATACTGGAGAAATAAAATATGTACAGGAAACACCAAGATTTGAAAAGGAAAACTTTAATTTAAATTATGGTATCTCTGCTCAGATAAATATTCCATTAGGAAAATCTCCAAAACTTTGTCATGAAGCAAGTGCAGTAAATATAGAAGCTCAAAAATTATTAATTAAGAAAACTAAAATGGAAATCAGCCTTTATCGTTTGGAAATGTGTGCAAAAATGGCGAAAGATGGAGTTACTTTTAAACCTAATACTCCTAGTGCTATTACCTGTGAGGATATTGTTGTTAACATTCCACCAAATCAAGTTATCTCACATACTCATAAATTAAAATAGACAAGCCACGGGCTGTGGTAAGACTTGTCTGAAAATTATTCTACCTTATCTTTTTTCTTTGTAAGTTTTTTTACGATATTCTTAATAGCTGGTTTGATTATGTTGAGAATAAGAGGAGAACTCGCAGCCACAAGGCCAATAACAGCAGTAGAGACAATAGTGCTAGGTTCTGGGATGTATTGATCCACAAAAGGTACGTCTTCATAGAGAGTAATACATTCAACCCCATCATCCCCTCTTTTATGTCCAATGACACGTTCTAATTTTTTTTCGTTAACAAATGAACCAACCCTTTGTTGATTTTTACCAGGGCAAGGTTCTAGTTCAATATCTTTATCTTTTTTAATTTCTGGTATCTCTGGTTGCTTTGATTCTGGTAAGGGTGGGGGTTCATTATTTGCAGGAACTTCTTCTGTAATGACCAAACTTTCAGGTGTATAGTCAAGAGGAATAAAACTAGGAAACGGAAAATCACACGTTGTATATACACCATTTGGATCTTCCAATAATAAATTACGATTACCAGTATTTTTTATATCACGATGTTGATAGGTACAACCAGGAACATCAATATCAGGTGGTTTCGCTATCTCAATATAATGTGGGTTATATATTTCTGGAACGTCTGGAATGTATATTTCACGAATCTGAATATCAGGTATATCAATCGTAGGCATCTCTTTTCTTTAACACTTCTACTTCTGAAAAACACTTAGGACAGGACAAGTTAGTCATTACCGAAAACTCAGGATAACCATTCATATCCTCTTCAATA